AACCCTGACGGGTCGGTACGCAAAAACGTCTCCAAAAAGTGAGGAAGATTACGCAAAAGAACTAAGACTATTTTTTGCTCAAAGTGGGTGGAAGTTTCGGGAGCAGTGGCAAACAGCCAGTGGTAATTTAATTGATTTTTTAGTAAAGGCTCCTCACGACGGGGGGCACATATTCTTTGGCGTTGAATGTAAAAAGGATATGAACACAAGTACGGCTGCTACAACATTTGCAGATCATTTTGAACAAGCGGCTGCGTATTCTAAGGATTTAAAAATGCCTGTGTTTTTAGGGCCGGTGTATTACCCGGGGGGTGCTAACTCCGCATGCCTTGGAGGACACACAATAAAATCAATAGCGGCTTTAAATATTTTTGGTGGTCGGATGAATGTAGGTACTCTTGTTTATAGAACAGGATTTAACTCAACTTACAACTATAGAAATTGGTACTTACTTATGAGAGGTGATTACTTTTGGGAACCCTACAAAGGTTTTAATCAATCACGTTTAACTTATGTTGTATCAACTGGGTCAAAGAAAGAAAGAATACCTTTAAAAGTATGGAAATAATTAATAACCAAGTGCTAGTAGTTCGGACTAAGTTTCCTAGCCGTATTACAGAGACAATTAGAAAAAGCAAAGTTGTTCAAAAGAATGGGGAAGTTAGTGAGGTAGCAGTTAACTGGGGATTACATGAAGCCCAAACGCTGCGCACATTAAATCTTAGGAATGTGCCGTCCCCAATAATACGGGACTATAAGTGGCCCGGGGCTTACCCCCCGATGTCTCACCAAAAAGATACGGCTTCATTCCTTACGTTGCATAAGCGGGCATTCTGTTTTAACGAACAGGGTACAGGCAAGACTGCGGCGGCTATATGGGCGGCTGACTATCTGATGGAGCAGAGATTAATTAAGCGGGTGCTAGTTATATGCCCTTTATCAATCATGCAGGCATCTTGGCAGTCAGACCTATTTAAATGTGCCCTACAACGCACGGTGGCTATTGCACATGGGGCTAGAGAAAAACGCAAGTCTCTCGTTAACAGCAACGCCGAGTTTGTTATTGTCAACTATGATGGCGTGGAGACCATAGCCGATACTATTATCGAGGATGGCACGTTTGATCTAATTATTGTAGATGAGGCTAATGCCTATAAGAATGTAGTTACTAAGCGTTGGAAGACACTACAAAAAATAATTAAGCCGACTACGTGGGTCTGGATGATGACCGGTACCCCTGCTGCGCAGTCTCCTACGGATGCCTATGGCTTGGCTAAGATGGTTGTTCCACAGTCTGTTCCACGGTTCTTTGGGGCGTTCCGAGACATGGTTATGACTAACATTAGCCGGTTCAAGTGGGTGCCCAAATACAATGCCCAACAAACAGTTTTTGCTGCACTGCAACCTGCTATTAGATTTATTAAAGAGGAATGTATTGACCTGCCGGAAATAACTTATACCGCACGGCACGCACCGCTTACGGCCCAGCAGGAAAAGTACTATCAGATTCTTAAGAAAGATATGTTGTTGTCTGCGGCGGGTGAGGAAGTATCTTCAGTCAATGCTGCTACAAACCTTACTAAATTACTACAGATTTCAGGTGGTGCTGTTTACACCGACTCCGGTAACACAATGGAGTTTGATGTATCAAACCGTCTCAACGTGGTGCAAGAGGTTATCGAAGAGGCATCTCATAAGGTTCTAGTATTTGTCCCGTTCACCCATACGATTACGCTTCTTAGTGAGCACCTATCAAAGAATGGGATTACATCAGAAATAATTAATGGGCAAGTTCCTGTTAACAAGCGAACAGATATTATCAAGCGCTTTCAGGAAAACCCTGAGCCAAAAGTATTAATTATCCAACCACAAGCCGCTGCACACGGTGTAACATTGACTGCTGCCAATGTGATTATTTGGTATGCCCCCGTCACTTCTATTGAGACCTATCTGCAAGCAAACGCTCGCATACACAGACAAGGGCAGAAGAACCCAATGACTGTTGTGCATATTACGGGAAGTCAGGTAGAGACTAAATTGTATGGGATGTTACAGAACAAACTTAATGTCCACACTCAGTTAGTTGATTTGTACAAAAATGAAATTAGTTCTTGACACAGTACAGTTTCAGTAGTAGTATTAGACATCGGGCGTAGATCCGAGTGCTTAACCAAGAGGATAAAAATATGGATGTTTCCGTAGATAAACTTGTCTCTGTTTATATTAAGATGCGCGATGAGCGTGATCGAGTTAAGCAGAGCATGGAAAAACAGGTTGAAGACATTGAAGCGCAAATGAAAGTTATTAGCGCCGAGTTGCTCGACATCTGTAAAGAAGCCGGGGTTGATAGTTTTCGCACACCGTTTGGTACTGCTTACCGCACTCTCAAGAGCCGGTATTGGACTAACGACTGGGAAAACTTTCATAAGTTTATGAAGGAAAACGAAGCAATGGAATTGTTAGAACGGCGTATACATCAAACAAATATGAAGCAGTTTTTAGAGGAAAATCCGGACACGCATCCCGCCGGACTTCAGGTTGAAAAAGAGTATGCAATTACCATTAGGAGAAAATAAATGAGTAACGAAATTAGTTTGTTCCAACAAGCAGTGCCCGACTACATTAAAGAAGCCGGTGTAGATGAGTTAACTCGTTCGCTAGGTGGCGGCGGTGGCAGCAAGCGCATATCTATTCGCGGTGCTGTATTCCGTATGATGGTAGGTGGCGAGGAGATTGCTAAGAACGAAAGCCGTTCCATGAACATCGTAATTGTAAATGGAACCAAGCACGTAGCACGGAAGTTCTATGCCGGTAAGTACGTAGCCGGTGAGTCAGCACCTCCCGATTGCTGGTCTAACGACGGGATCACACCCGATGCAAGTGTAGAAAGCCCACAAGGCCCGAATTGCGATAACTGCCCACAGAACATTAAGGGTTCGGGCAATGGCGACTCGCGTGCGTGCCGGTACGAAAAACGCTTGGCAGTTGTATTAGCCGACGACATCAAAGGTAGTGTCTATCAATTGTTGCTCCCATCAAAGTCTTACTTTGGCAAAGGCGACCTCGACAAGATGCCGTTTGAGCAGTATGCCAAGTACGTTGCTTCACAGGGGTACAACATCAATATGATTGTCACCGAAATGAAGTTTGACTCGGACAGCGACAATCCCAAGTTGACCTTCAAGCCTATTGGTTTCCTCTCCAAGGAACAGTGGGAAGTAGCAAAACAGCAAGGTGCAACCTTGGATGCAAAACAAGCAATAGTAATGACTGCCTCACAAGCAGATGCAAAACCGAAAGTAATTGCCGCCCCGGTAGCATCTACTGTGAACAAAGCCGAAGTAAAAGCAGAAGCCGAAGCAGCGGTTCCTGAGCCAACCAAGAAAGTTTCTAAGAAGGCTGCGGAGGCGCCGACTGAGAAGAAAGACCTCGCTGAAATTATGGGCAACTGGGCTACGGATGACGAGTAATGACGGACAGTCGTGGTTACAGTTCCCGAATTGTTAGGGCGAACAAAGAAGCCAGCACGGAAAACCCCGGTGTATCACTGGGGCGACTGTGTATTGCTAAAGAAATCCCTGTGTCTGATGTTTCTACTTACTTTGGGGTAAGCCGAATGACCATCTACAAATGGTTCAAGGGTTTAGAAATACCAAGGCAGAAACAAATTGCAAGGATCGAAGAAGTTTTAGCAAAGGCTAAATTTAGCGTTTAGTAACACGGGCATCTAGTTCGACGGAACGAAAAGGGGTTAATCGCCGCAACCCCCTGATGCCCTTTCTTTTCTGCGGCGCAAGGGCGGCAAATGGCAACTACAGATTTACTGTCGGCGGTGCTTCCATCCGAAGGATGGTACTGCATTGTTGGGCTAAAGACAGGAAGCAAGCCAAAGCAAACATTCCATGAAACATTGGATGAGTGCCAGCAAGCAATTGATGGCTTAGTGAAGGATGAGTACAACGCATACTTTGCATGCTCAAAGTACGAGACCAACAAATCACGCACGCAACCAAATGCCAAGTACATCAAAGCCTTTTGGTTAGACATTGATTGCGGTGAAGGCAAAGATTACCCTAGCCAAGTCGAAGGTCTTGCCGCGCTTAAAAACTTTTGTAAGGTAACAGGGCTACCCAAACCCACAGTTGTCAACTCAGGGCGGGGACTGCATATTTACTGGCGACTTAGCAGAACTATTACTGCTGAGGAGTGGAAGCCTGTTGCTGAACGCCTTAAGTATCTTTGCGACGAATACGAATTTAATGCTGACCCATCACGCACAGCAGACTTAGCCTCAATACTTAGGGTTCCTGAGACTTTAAACTTTAAGGATGACCCTCCTAAACCTGTATCTATTATCTGTTTATCAGAAGAAGTAGAGTACGAAACAATCAAGTCTCAACTTGGTGTTCTCGTTGCGCCGCCTGAGTTTAATGTACCAAGACAAGAACTAAATGAATTGACCAAAGCCCTTGCTAACAACGAGGAGAAGTGGTTCAAGATAATTATTAAGAAGACTATCAAGGGCGAAGGGTGTGCCCAGATACACAAGATAGCAACAGAGCAAGAGACGGTTAACTATGAGTTATGGCGGGCAGGGTTATCGGTAGCATGGGCATGCGAGGACAGAGATACAGCCATCCATAAGATCTCAGAGCGCCATCAGGAATACGACTTCCAAGAGACTATCCGCAAGGCTATGGATACCGGTGGCCCACAGAAGTGCGTCACGTTTGAGAAGTGGAATCCTAGTGGGTGCGAGGGTTGCCCCCATAAAGGTAAGATAGTTGGGCCGATTGCGTTGGGGCGCAAAATTGTCAAAGCCCGTGCCGAGGATAACTTTGTTGAAGTAGAGGCAAAGTCCCCCGAGGTGCCGGTTACAAAGATCACAATCCCTGAGTATCCCTTTCCTTACTTTAGAGGTAAGCAGGGTGGCGTTTATATTGAAATTGCGGACAATGACCCCATATTAGTTTATCAGCACGACCTTTATGTGGTTAAGCGTATGAGAGATCCGCAGAAAGGAGAGGTCGCTTGGATCCGATTGCACCTACCAAAAGATGGGATTAAAGAGTTTGCATTGCCGATTACAGAAGTAATGACTAAAGAAAAGTTACGGGAGAAGTTAGGGTTTTATGGCGTTGCAGCATTACAAAAGCAGATGGATGCCATCATGGTGTACATCATTAAATTTGTTAACGAACTACAGTACAAAACTGACGTGGAGGTAATGAGAATGCAGTATGGATGGGCAGACAAAAATAGCAAATTCGTTATTGGAGACCAAGAGATAACGGCGGAAGGTATTAAATATAGCCCCCCTTCTTCAATGACTTCGGCATTATCAGAGTACATGCAGCCGGTTGGCACGCTAGACGAATGGAAAAAGATAGCGAATGTGTACAACCGCCCCAGTATGGAGCCACATGCGTTCGGGTTTTTCACGGCGTTTGGATCTCCGCTTTTGACACACCTGAACCTAAAAGGTGCAGTTATAAACCTAGTCAACAATGTATCGGGGACAGGTAAAACAACGGTAGCCAAGGTTATGCACAGCGTCTACGGACACCCCGAGGAACAGATGCTTATTGCTAAAGACACCATAAACGTCAAGTTGCATAGGATGGGCGTGATGGGTAACTTGCCAATTAGTTGTGACGAGATAACTAACGTAGAGGCAGATCACTTTTCTGACTTTGTCTACGCCGTGTCGCAAGGCCGTGCCCGTAACCGGATGAAGTCTCAGTCTAACGAGGAGCGGCTTAACACATCAAAGTGGTCTTTACTGTGCGTATGTACTTCTAACGCATCCTTTTATGACAAGTTGGCATCCCTTAAATCAACTCCCGATGGCGAGTTAATGCGGTTAATTGAGTTCCAAATACCCGTTAATAGCGTCATGAACAAGGTCGAAGCCGACGAAATATTTAGCCAATTAGACAATAACTACGGGCACGCAGGGCGCATTTACCTGCAATGGCTAGTATCAAACCTTGAAGAAGCCATAGATATGGTCAAGCAGATACAGGTTGTTATCGACAAAAAGGTTAAGTTTAGTGGGCGAGAGCGGTTTTGGTCAGGTGTTGCCGCCTGTAATATTGCGGGAGCCATGATTGCCAAGAAACTTGGACTGATTGACATTGATATTAAGAGGGTCTTTGAGTGGATGGTTGCTGAGTTTTCTAAGATGCGTCATGA